GCATCTTTTTCTGCTTTTTCTTTCAAAGCAATTTCACGGTCCATCAAGTATTTATCACGACTTCTTTTATCTGTATTCAAAATTGCTTTTGAATGTAAATCACGATAATAAGGAGTCTGTGGTATATTTACTTTTTCCATCTTATACAGTTCCTGCTGGTAGAGCGATTGCACGAAAATCACGCACTTTTGGAACGTCTGTTGTTGAAGTTCCTGTCAATACAATCTTGATAGCAAATGTCTTGAACGATGTAAATAATGAACCACCTGATGTGTAAGAAACAGAATTATTTGCTGATCCACTTACACCAGGAGCAAATGTCAATTCACGATAATCAGTTGGACCGGTTGATACAAAGTTTAGATTGTTTATTTGTGTCATCAACTGATAGGATTTATTATCAAAAATATCAGAATCAGATTTTGATAGCATCTTATAGTAAACCAAAACACTCGCGTTTGGTGGTATGTAAGAAGTTACATATACACGCAAATCACCAGAATCAAATCCATCAGCAAGAGTAACTTTACGAGCAATGTACCGAGCATAAGCATTGCCACCAATTTTACCATCTTCTCCATTATATGTTGCAACTGCTGTAGTATTACCCGATGGAACAGGAGGCGCGCTAATTGTTATTGTTGGTGATGTTGTATAACCAGAACCTGGAGTATCAACAATAATACTTACAACATTTCCACCAGAAACATAAGCATATGCATTTGCTTGAACACCACCAGATGCAGGTGCAGATATTGTTACGCCTGTATTTGCTGTATATCCTGAACCTATTGTTGTGATACTAAATCCAGTATTCAATAAAGGCATATTGTTAATAATATTTTCAATTGCAAGAACACCAAATCTATAAGTGTCAAGCATTGGTGAAACTGCTTCATCTGTTGTTCCAAGTGTTGCACGAACAATAAATGTTTTTGCACCTGTTGTTGGATTCAATATTCTTCTTTCAGAACCATCATGACATGAATAATTTGTCAATGGTTTTATATTCTTATAACCAGAATATCCACCGGTTGATGTTTCAGAATTGAACGCATATGAAAGTGATGTGTTTGCAACGACAATCTCCGATGTTGATAAGAATGCAACATCAAATGGAGTGTTTGCAGTCAATGTTGATGCATTTGCTGTAGGTGCTAAATCAAGATTGAAATATGCATATGCGGAATTATTAGTATCAAATGATTTTCTATAAATTCTAAACATCAAATCAGAATTTTGTTCCGGTGTCCAAGTAGAAGCATTTTGTGATTTAAATAATGAACCAGTATATGGTTGTTTTGAAATCTGTGTACCATCAGCAAAATTATTTAACCCAACATCCGCAACAAATACTGAATATTGATTTGATGGTGTCATTAGAACAATTGAATGTTCACCAGCTTTCAAATACAGTGGAGAATCGAGAACGAATTCTGTATATTTTGATGCATCGTCTAAACTTGGTGTTCCATCAGTTCCAATCGCATTAACTTTATCAGGTGTCAATGTAACAGAAGCAAATGGGAATACTGTATCAGCAGATGGATATCCGTTTACAGAAGGACGAACTTGAAGGATTACAGGCATTTCTGTATCTTTTGTTGCAAAACATACACGAACTTTATCTAAAACAATTCCATTTGGATATGTTACTTGTGATACAGTAAATGTTTCTGCTAATGGGTCACATCCACCACCACCGCCGGCGACGCCAGGATCTGGAGTATCCCAACCAAGCCATTGTGTTCTGCTTCCTATTGTTCTGGTAATAACTTGAGAACTTGTAACAGCGATACGTTGAATTGTTGGTTGAATTGTTGTGATACTTTCTTTTTGCATAGTCTGTAACAAACCTTGTGCAAAATAAGAAACTTCACCGCTTGTTCCACAACTTGGTAAGTCATTGATTGAGTTATCAACTAATGCAAATGTTTTTTCACCTATTTTGTATATACCACCTTGCATGTAGAACAATCCAGATATATCACCATTTCTGGTAGTTGTCATTCTACCTATTGAATATATTGAAGATGTGTCCGGTGTTGTTGTCCATGTTCCTGAAATTGTAATAGTTCTTGTTCCTGCATTATAAGAACTTATTGTTGCTTGTTGTCCTGCACCAGTTCCACCAACGATGAATATTATATTACTATTTGCTGTGTTTGCATAATAACCTTCATTATTGGCACCTGAAGCATCTTTTGAAATGACGATAGTGCTGCTTGTCGCACTTACTGCATTTCCAGAATAGTGTTCATAACCAACAACATTTGCGGTCAATCCTGATTGTTGTCCAACTATTTTTGTATTACCAACAAACGAAGCGCCAGGAACATCAACTATATTGAATGTAAATACAGAATTTCCTGAATTTTGTGCAGTCTTAACTACATTGATTGTTGTTCCTGTTAAAGTATTAGCAACATTGATTTTTTCAGGTGTTCCTAAACCACAATGGAACAATAGTCCACCTTTATCAATTAAAAATCTATTTGCTCTTGCAACATAAGTTTCAACTGGTTTATTATCAAAAAATGGATAAAGAGTTGTAATAGGTTTCAAATTTGTCGCATAAAACGCAATCCGATTTGCCCTCATGTAAGGAATAACTGACACATCAATAACTTTGTCACCTAATGATTGAGTAATTTGTTCTGGAACAACAGATGTCATTATACCTTGACGTTGTTGTGTTACAGATTGGGTAGTTGTTGATGTTTGCCATATACTTCCACCAGCGGCATAAGCACCGCTTGTTGAAGTAGTTGATGCGCCAAAGAATATATCTTGCCATGAACCCCACTGATAAGTTACTGGTAACAATTTAGTAATCATTGTCCAAGCATCTTTGCTACCCGACAAATCAACTAAAACGTCAGCAGCACGTGTTGAATCAACCCAAATATCAGAAGGTGGATTCAATGTTATGTGACCTAAAAATTTCGTAACATTGAATGGATTTACATTAACAACAGAAGATGCCAATGGTTGGTCAACGAATGTTACCGAATTTGCTGAGACAGTTACAAATGGTCCATATTGGAAATAATTTGTTGAATTTGCAGAATCAAAAGCTAAAGAGTATGACGATATGTTAAATGTAGGACGCATTTCTTGATTTTGAATATCAATAGATGCTTTATAATCATCTTTTGTAACGTCAGCAACAGAATGTCCTTTAAATGAATCAGTAATAATACCATTCTTAAATCTTGGCAAATTAGTTGAATCAAGAATTGTCAAATCTTGTTTATTCAAAGTATCTTGTTCAATTAATGACAATGATGTATAGTATTCAAGATTTTGAATCCTTTGTTCAAGAGTTCCGATATCACGCATTGTATAACGTTTATTTTCAACATATTGAACATTGATATTTGATGTATTGGCTACATATGGAGGATTATGTAGCATATACAATGTCATTGCATCACTTGGATTTGGTGAATCAACAGGATTTATTGCAGAAATACCTTTTACAACATCAAATACGCCAGTTTTGTGAATAACCACTCTATCAATTCTTGGCAAATAGTAAGAATAACTTGCGATAATTGGTGAACCCATTTCTGGTATTTTTGGACCAGTTAGAGAAGTCAAATCAAATGAAACTGTTCCTGTTGTATAACTTCCTGAAGCATCAGCACGAAGTGGACGATAATCAATACAATCTCTTAGACTATATGTAACGCCAGAACGTGCTGTATATGAAGGTATTGAAGTATAATTTGGAATATATGATGCATTTGTAAAGAATCCGCTGCCTGAAGAAGTATATCTATTATATCTTACAGCAAGCGGTCCTTTTGGTGCAGTAACTCCTGATTTCAATATAATTGATGCATGGTCATAGTAAGAATCTCTTTGACCACTATCTAATGTGTATTTTGAAGTAACGTCTGTTCCACCTGTATTCGCAACTGCTGCACCGTTGAAGTCTAATACTTGAACAAGTTGAGTTACATCTGTTACATATAATGATTGTGCAGTTCCTGGGACTTTATTTACAGTATTCGCAGCAATCGTTGTTTGACCTTGTGTACCAAAAACAATCACATTTCCACTATCAACAGTTGCAGTAATACTACCAGAATTTGATGATGATGTTTGAACGCAAGGATTACAGGTTACATATGTTTTTGATTTTGCGACAGGAATAGGAACATAAATTGTTGCGATAACATTAGCTGTCATTGAATTTGAATCTGTGACTGTCAATGAAGCTGTTGTGCTACCTCCACCCAATGAAACTGAAAGATTTGCTGATGTTACGGTTTGACCAACAATATGTTTTCCACTAGCTGAGGTACAAACAATATCATAATTTGTCAATTCAGCACTTGATGTTGCTGCTGATACAAATGTTTCACGTGCTGCATCAGGTACAGAAATCGTTGCTGTATTTCCAGAAAATGTTACGCCTGTATATAATTTTTTGTAATAATACAGCATATTTGTGACTGAATTATTTGCAATCCAATCTTCACCAAACTTAAAGATAAGTGGTTCAATACCTGTATCACTTATATAAGCATCATTATAGGTTGCTGCTGGATCTTTAGAGAAAGAACTAATATCGGCAGAAGAAACTATTGTTGTTGATGAATTTACAATAAAACTTTCAGCACTTGCAAATTCAAAATCAATTGAGAATTTAGATGCAGATGTTGGAGTATTGACAAAAGCATCAGCAGCAGAAAATGTCAATGTTTGAGTTGCTGCATTAAAAGAAGTGATTGTTTTTGCTGCTTCATCTGAACCAGTTCCTGTTGTAATTCTGAATTTAGCGCCGGTATATGCATCCGTCACGCTTGAAAATATTTGGCCTGTTGAAACATTACCAATAGTTACTGTTGTTGATGTTGCTGTGTTTACATTTCCGGTAATTGAATTGACAATGTTTATATCAAATAGAGAAGTTCTATATGCATAAGTCTGTGAATTTGAAGTATTTGTTGCACTGTCATATTGATAAGATTTTACGCGAACAGTTCCTATTTTTGTATTACTTAATGCCGCAACAGATGATGTATTGACATTTGCTTTTGAAACGCAATGAACATCAATTGTTGATAACGAATCTATAGGAAATGTTCCATAATGATTTGTTGTATAAACATATTCACCGTAATCAGCAGTAATATCTTTATTTGATACTGAAAGTGTATCTCTAGGTTTATCAACGACAATATCGGTTGGAAATTTAGTTTCAATTTCATATCCAAAAATATATGCTTTTGCAGGCGATAATGTTACAACTGTTTGTGCTGAATTTGAAGAACTGTCAGCTAATGTAATTTTAAATGGATTTACGGTATAGCTACCCGATTGGTCAAAAGTTCTATGTGCAAATTCATCTGCAAGAACTGAGTATGATATTTCTAATGGTTTTGGTTGATATGCACCATTGACAAATTTACCAATTTGAATAAAAGCTGTAGTATCAGTTGACGTAAGAGGACGTGAAGAAAGTGTCATATTAATCACGTAACGGTCTGCACCAGGTGCTTGATAATTTGATGCATCTAACGCAGGATCAAGTAATGTGGTATCATCACTTGATGTGACAACCGATTCGGTTATTTCAAATCCAACTATTACATTAGGTTTTGTTCCATATTTTGAAACGGCAATAGTTTGTGCAGAACTTTTAATGAAAAAACCTTCATAAAACCAATAACCACCATCAACAGAAAATGTAATTCCAGTTCCAACACCGGAAGTTGAAACGTTTGCATATGCTGGAGATGTTTCACTTGTTTTTATTGTTTCACCAGGAACAAAATCTGATCCATATAATTGTTTTACCATCAACGTAATAGGATCACCAGTTCCCGCATCTGCGTCATATACTTTTATTACTTGTCCTCTTTTTGAATTATCAGTGGAATAAATGGTCATTCCATTGAAACTATTAGCAGAAATAGAAACGCCTGAATAACTAGAATTCAATTTCAAATAAGTAGCTGCCTGAGCAGTTTGTCCAGCCCCCGATACTTTTGAACCGTTTGTAAAAACATGTTTACCAAAACGAGAAGTTTGATTTTGAAGGAGCGTCTGTAATTGTGTCAATTCACGGGCTTGAACTGCATAACCCGGTTTGAACAACATACGAAGATGTTTTTTATCTTCATCAAAATCGTCATAGTAAGGATTTGTATTGAAATTGGTATTGATTGTCATTTTATCTTATTTTCCTAAAAACTGATAACAAATTTTAAGTTTTCTGCTTGACCATCTGTTCTTTGTGTTTTTGTTACATTTTGTGCATAAATTATATCGCCAGTATATGGTTGCAATTCAGGATTGGTTTCACTTACAACAATTCTACCTGTTGGATTTGTTGTAAGTCCATATAGAGGTGCACCAACAGACAACGAACCTTTTACATTTGTCAATTTCACAACATTTGTAGTTTGGTCATTTACATAACCACTAAATGTTGATGTATTTGCCGAACTACCTTGATACACAAATTCATTCAAATTATATGAAGAACCCGCAATCAAAGATATATTTGTTGTCTGTGAAATAACTGTATTTGCATTAGCAACTGTTTCAGCAACAGTATTACCATATTTATAAGGGTTCAACAAAATGCCATACTGTCTAAATGTTGTATTTGAAGAAATCGATCCGCCTTCTGTTGAATCAACTTCACCTATTTTAGAAGCAATCATTACATTTGTTGCGCCTATTTCTTTTGCTGGATTTGTTCCATGACCAAATTTTGGTGGTAAAATTACTCTTGCGTTTGCACTCGTTCCTGTGCCATAAAGATAAACATTACATCTAGAATAATTTTTACCATAGCTGGTTATAGTGACTGAAGATACTGAATTTCCAGTCAATGAAACAGAACCAACGGCTGATGTTCCATCTCCATCAAAATATGCTCGGGTTGCAACGGATAGATTGTTTGCACCACCACCGCCACCATTTGCTGTTGCTGCTGTAGAAAGTGTTATTGTCTTATAAACAACATCAACAGTAGAAATATAGGTTCCAGTGGTAATACCTGTGCCAGTAATTGCCATATTTGCTGCAATATTTGTTGTATTTGAAACTGATAATATTGTGCATCCGGTAACAAAAGAACTTACATAAATTGTGCTATGAATATATCCTGAACCAGTATTTGTTACAGCAACACTTGCTATTTCACCATCAACAGAAACAACATTTGACATATTGTAATCTAATTGATTTGTTGATGATGGTGCGGGTATCCAAACATTTGAAAGGAACTTATTTGATGCACGGATATTATACAAATATTTCCAAATATAGCCGTCAGATGTTGAAATATTACCGTTTGCTGAAAAGTTCTGTCCTGTGGGCTGAACAGTTGAATTAGCTGAACTATTATTAGAAAGACACAAATACACATTATTATCAGTGGTTATGACATACATAGGACCAACTGTATTTGTTGACAATAATGTATTTGCAGTTACAGTATCATCGTATTGACAATATTTTGTATTTGATGTCCAATTGATTCTGGAAGCAACCAATTCTACATCATAACCCGTAATTCTTTTGGCTGCATACATGTTATCCCAAAAACTTTTCTCATCGTGGACAGTATCAGTGATGGTATCTGGAGACGATTCATTTGTATATGGTAAATTTTTGCCAATAAAAACATAACCAAGATTTGGTGTTGTTCCGCTATAGAAAGACTCTTTGAAAAGTTTTGCGTTAGCGTAGGATGATTTTTTTGATGTATATGCTGACATAGTTCTCTATTTATTTCAACTTATAACAACAATATCTTCATTATTTGAAGTAATTGTAAATGCTGAAGATACTGCAAGGTTAGTATTACTTATAACACTACTGATTGTTCTTATTTCAGTATTGATTGCTATTTGTGAACCTATTGTGAAGATTGTTGTATTTGCTACATTGAATTTGGTATTCATTCCCGTCACATAAATGCTACCCGATTTGACATTTGCTGTACCAGAAATAGCGATTGCTGTATTCGTATAAGAAAATGTAGGTATTATAGTTTGTGCTTGATTTTGTTGAATCAATTCACCATACGCTTTGAAACCAGATGGATGTAACAAATCATTGAATATTTTCTTATATTTGGCAAATTCTGTTGTTGATGCTGTGACATAAGAATAATCAACATAGTAATCTCTACCCTCAAGTTTTCTTTCAGAAGAAGAAAGAATACTGTCAGATGTAGTCCATCTACCTGGCAATACTTCAAATGTTTGTGAAACTGTCGCATTTGCTGTAGCTGTACCATCACCTGACTTACTCAAATCAATTGCAGGAACATATATCAATCCTTTACCTGCATCAGTAATAGTAATTTCTTGGATTTCGCCTGGTCTATTATTTCCAGTAACAACAGAAAGATTTTCACCATCACCCATTATTGCTGTAACTGAGATATTTGCATTTGTGCCACCCGAAGAAGTGACTGTGACTGTAGGCAATTTATTTTGAGCATAATTCTCACCACCCAACATATATTTGTTCCATAGCCGAACATATTTGTTATTTGCAGTTTCACCAAAAGCACTGTCAACATTCAACGAAGTATCGGATGCGATTATAGTAACTTTTCTTGTATTTGAACCTATTTTTATTGAATCACCAACATGAAGTTCGGATTTGAATGATGTTCCTGTACCAACAATCATTACATTTGAACTTTGTATATTTGCTGTACCTGTTATTTTTGTTGGTACAAACTGAACTTTTGTAATTGTGCCTGAACCATCAACAGTTGCGACTTCACCCGCAGCACCAATACCAAACGACATAGGTTGGTTAGTAAATACTAACTCATCGCCGACTGCGTATCCTGTACCGCCGTTGTTTATAATCAATTTACCCAATGAACCAAAAGTATCAATATAAATTTTTGTATAAGTTGCTGTATTTGCTGTCTGTGGCGCAATATTCAAAACAGCGGGTGTTGCATTCAGTGTTGGTGGACTTGTTACAACAGCATTTGCAGCATCAATTGCAACAGTAGAAATTTCACCAATACTTGTATATGATGTGTTTGCTAGAACTTGAATAATGTTACTATTCAGGTTTGAACCACCACCAGAATTACCTGAAAAATGCCAATTTGATGCGGATAATACGGTATTTGCAGGATCAACATCACTTATTATATCAGTAAATATTGTAAATGTATTGGATGAATTTGCGCCGTATGTATTAACCGCACCTATATGAAATAATAATTGTGTGGGTAAATATCCAACTGCAACAACATTTGCTGTTGGTGTTGTTGCAAATCCTGCACCACCTTCATTTACAGTAACAGAATCTATTGTGCCTTTGAATGTTTTTGATACAATTGCAGATGGAGTTCTAATTGAATTTGGTGCATTTACGATAACTGGATCACCAACATTATAACTTGAACCACCGTATAATAAATTGATTGTCGCTAAAGCAGAAAATGATTGCAGAGAAACATCAATCAAATTGCCATCAGGACCTATAATATCAACTGTGAGTTTTTCACCAAATTCAAAATTTCCAACGAGTGTCTTTGAATTGACAAATAACTCAATAACTAAATCATTATTGATAAATCTTGATAATACTTTCTCAACAATAGCAGAAGCACCTGACGTTACACCATGTATTTTTCTATTTGTAAAAACGTCATAATTCAAATTACTATAATAAACTTTTATTGTTGAATTATTTGCTGGCGCAGAATCAAATACAATTTTTTGCGATTCTTTATGGACATAATAACCACTTGTCTGTAAAACATCATTTACATACACAGTTACAACAGATTGACCAACAATTTGTATTAGATAAAATTCTTTAGTTGAGCCATTTCCAGTATAATAGGAATAAATGTCGGTGGTTACTTTTACAATGTTTTCAATTAACCATTTACCATCTGACGCACGAAGAATATTATTTTTTGGATAACTTACATCAAGTTCTTGCCCATAAAGCATTCTGAATAAAAGTTTGAATGACTTTTCAGAACCTTTTGATAGATATAAAGGTAACACATGTTTGATTAGAAATGCTTTATCAACAGAAACATCACGCGGAAACAAAGCAGCAAATGTATTGAAAAACTGTTGTTCAAATTCATCAATTGAATAATCAACATCTGAAATGTAACGAAGGTCTTTTGCCTTTGTTATAAGGTCATTTTGTTCAGTTCCTTGCTGTTGTTCAAGAAACTCATAATATGCTTCAAGAAATGTTTGAAATAATGGATACTCGTCCCGAACAAATTCAGGAAGTTGCCTATTTACAAGTATTGAGGTTTTGTAATCAGTAGTCATCAAATCTGAACTAATTCGGTTGTAATTGCTGAAGGATCATCAATGTCAATTGTAATAATTGTATTTTTTGAAGAATCTACAATACCTTTTTCAGATTCAATTGATAAACGAATCATCGCATCACTTGTACCTAATGTAACAACACGCAAATCATTTATTTGAATAAGTCCTGTATCATAATTTATAGTACCAATATTATCATTGATGATTTGTCTTTGTGCATTGCTGTCAAAGTATACCAGACGTAATGTTCCTTTTCTACCATCAAGAACTGCAAGACCAGCACCACCAAAACCATCACCACCGCTAATAGTAACAATTGCACGTGTATAATTGATACCACGATTGACTACATTGATGCTTTGAATTTTACCATTGACAATAATCGCTTCTGCTGTTGCACCTGTACCATCACCTGTAATTGTAACTGTTGGTGCTGAAGTATAACCTGAACCTGGATCCAACACTGAAATTGAAGATAGACCCGTAAATGATTCTGGTGTTTCTTCTAATTGTGATTGTTGAATATTTCCCAAAATATCATATGCGCCAAACTGTGAAGAAACCAATTTGTTGTTTGTTGTACCGCGATGGAGAGGAACAGAAAAGTCAACAGTATAATTAGCAGAAATTCCTATTTGCGGTTCAAATCTCTTTTGTAAACGTAACGTAATTTCAGAACCTTTGATGGCATTTGAATCAATCATATCAACATTGTCTTGAAGTTTTGACATTACAAATGATGATGAAAACTTGTTTAGATAAGTTGTATTATATGATATAACCGCATTTCTTATTGCTGTTTTCAATTGGTCTGAGGTCAATGTTGTTTTCTTTGGATCATATTCAACATAATTTGAAACAAGCAAATAAAGATATTTTGGATCACGAATTTCAGGTGTTGTTGTTACGATTGCTTTTGGTTTTATAATTTCATCAATAATTCTTTGCTTTTCTGTTTCAGAAATATAATAACCAGTTTTTGGTTTCATTGAAATAAAAACTTTTCCATATACTGGAGGTGTTTCACTCTCACCACCCCAAACAGAAAGAGAATCAATACTTGGATAATTCTTCAAAAGATATGATTCATAATCTTTATATGTCACAAGTCTGTTTTGAGTTGAGAATTGTGCTGCTGCTGAAAATTTGATATTATCAACAGTTTCTCTATCTGAACCACCTGCTGCTGCTGAAACTGGCGTTACTGTGAGATTTGTTATTGATTGATTTAAACTGTCTGTAACTGAACCACTAACAAATACAAATCCATTTGCTTTATTTGCTGCCGTACCATTTGTCAATACATAATTTGCTCTGACTAAAGCACCGTCCGGTAATGATTTTCCTACAGTATCGTTACCAAAATAAATTTGAAATTTACCATTACGACCTTCTTGCAAATAATAAACTTTTGAATCAACTGTCACATCTAAAACATCTGTGACTAGATTATACGTTGAGATTGATGTATTTGATGGTGAAGATGCTACTTGAATTTTCAATGTTGTCGTATCAATGTTTTCATCAGGTAAAGTAAAAATTTGTTTTGGATTTGTTTGTTGATTATAAACAAAATCATATGTTACATATTGACCTTCGTATATTTCAAGATTTTCAAAATAATATGAAGTATTTGCTTTAGTTACTGTGGTGTCATTAACAACAACAAAGTTATAAGATTTCCCATCTATTTGATTTGATAGAAATGAACTTCCTGCGGGTAATGTCAAAGAACCAGAAACATTTGAAGTTGTTGTTGCTGTAAAATTAATTGTTGCAACTGGCGATTTCATTGAATATGGTAAATATCCTAAAGTTTTAGCCAAAGATACTGTTGAATCACGTAAAATAGCAGTATCCAAGAACGATTCGTTTGCAACCATATTCAAATAGTATGCATTATAATGTGTATTATATGCTAAAATGTCCAATAATACATTTAAACCTGAACCTTCAAAATCGTAATCAGTAAAATATGATTGTTGATTTAAAAAATTTTTTAAATTTTGCTTGATTGTATCAAAATCAAGTTCTGTTATGCGTAAACGGTCAGCCATTTTTATCTAATTCTTTCTAGGAAGAATGTTATTGAGAGTGGATTAGTCAGATTTATGATGAAAAAATTGAGTGTAACATTATAACCATTTTTATCTGGATCAGGTTTTACTAATATTTTTGAAATAGTAACCCTAGGTTCATAATTCTCAATAGTTTCTTGAATTGCTCTTTCTATTTGTGTTGATACTATTACATCAAAATTTTCAAATAATAACCTTCTAATATTACTACCAATTTCGGGTCTAAAAGGTCTTTCGTAAAAATTAGTTAAAACCAGATTCTTGACAGAATTTATTATCGCATATTCATTAACAAAAACATTCACATCCTTACGAATAGGATGCGATATGAAACTTAAATCCAAATCTCTAAATTTTCTTAATGTTGGTATAGTTACTGTAGCCATTTTGTATTTATCTCAGTCTCCTACGAAAACGTTTGGTGAACCACCTTCTGTTGCTGGCTCACAGTGAACAGGTGGTATTGGACATAAATCATCTGCTTCTGCGTGATCTGGTGTATGATTTACTACCATTTTTCCATTTATATAAACATTTTTACATTTAGCAATTAAACCACCATCACCATGACTATCTGGATCTTCATTTACAGCAACTAATAAAGAATTGGCATAAACAGTTGATTGCTTTACAACAGTTGTTTCAGCACCACAAATTCTAGGATCGGTATCTCTATGGATTGGTGGCATTATGGATTCAAATCTATTCTAGGTGCAATAAATGTCATTGTTCCACCAGACTGAACAGTATATGTACCGCCAACTTGCATATTGACATTACCATCAACATATACAATTACATCACCTTTGACATATACTTCTTCATTTCCAACAACGACTGTAAACTTATCTTTTTGTATTCTTTCTGCTCTATCGCCCGCAGGTCCCCATTCAATATATGAACCTGACCTATGATACAAATGAACTCTTTCAGCATCTTTTGTATCGTCAAATTCCATCGCATGACCCGATTCAGATTCATAGACATTATTATATGGATATTTTGCGTTATAATAAGGATTAGGTTCAACTTTACTTTCTTTTTTACCTTTTTTCAACGACACAATTGAATCTTCAATACTTTCATTTCTTGCAAGTCTTGATGTTGTAGGTTCATCCAATCTTCTTGGATATCCTGTTGCCGTTTCATTAGGTTTTACTGGTGCATCTGCTAATTCAGCACTTGTTCTTGGATCATTGTATGCTTGTTGTGCATTTGCTGCTTGTAATGGAATAGAAGGAACTGAACCTAAAATTACAGGTTGTTGAGCATTTTCTCCATCAACAAAGAAACCAACGACCATATCACCTTCCTTAATTGCATATGGATTTGGATTATTTGTTGGTAAAATAGGTATAGCCCAAGGAAGACCATTTGTGGGTAATTGCATTTTGTTATCTGAATGCCAACCAACACATCTAACACGACAACGACCCATTTTTAAAGGGTCATTTCTATCTTCAACAACACCCATCCACCATATAAATCCATTTTTACCTGCAAAATCTTTGCGTTCTTCAAATTTTTCCATTTTAATATTCTTCTATAATCATTTCTTCTTGTGGACTGCTTTTTGGAATAAAATCCAAATCATTTGATGTTGTTGCAGTTTCTATTATAGTTTCAAATTTTTCAAAACCAATTATGTGTCTTGCTGCAACTATTAAATATTTACCTGTAATAGATACATCTTTATTTGTATAATCTGTAGATTTTGCGCCCATGTAAGGTAAATCAACGTTCACATTATAACCCGAAGATAATTGAAAATTTCCTGGCATAACTATTTTTAATCTTTTTGATAATAAATTTTCAATAATTGCTTTTCTCTGAAACAAAAATGCATTTTGATTTTCATCGGTAGTTAAAGAATATGGATCATGTGATTTTATATATTCACTATTTTTTCTATTTGTTGTAAATAAACTAACAGATTTTCTTGAATTATATGTAGTAGAATTTGTTGAACCGTCACGATTTGTAATCTCACTAAAATTAGGCTGCTTATTCGCATGTTTCATATTTTCATAATGTGAGCCATATGAAAAATCTTGTTCTTGTATAGACTTTGTTATTGGATCAAAACCTATAAATTTACCTGCGTTGACACCAGATTTTGTTCTTTCTAAAAAATTCGTTTGTGTTAAAACTTCAAAACTTCTAGCACCGGACATTTCTTGTTGAGCATCTTCATTTTGGATATTTTTAGTTTGATATTTAACATCAGAAACAGGATTTTTTGGTAATAAATCAGAAAGAGAAACAAAATTAAATCCATCAATATTTTCAAAAAATAAAAAATTTGGTGACTGTAATTGGTCCGTTGCTCTTTTACAGCACCATTGTATCGCATCAATTGGTTTCAAATTTGGTATAACAACTTTCTTCAAACCAAATGATTGTGTATAAAAACCGTTTAATCTATTTTTAGAAACTTGAAGATAATCTTCAAGAATTTTTATTGATATTTTTGAATAAGTACCTTCATAATATTGATTAACTCTTAATTGTTCAGAAAACATCAACTCATCTGATGCAAAATGTAAAATATAAGATTCACTTTGTATTGTTATATTTTGTCTATTTGATTGCTTATAAATTTTAAATGCTTTTTTGAATGTTCCTTGGTCATTATCATCTGATTTTTTTAGATGTATTAGAATTGTTTCTGAACCATCAAACAAAAGTCTTTTTGATAGTCCTATGGCATCAGTGATTAATATCTGTCCACTTATTACGGGAAAAAGAATTGTATCAAAAAGACTAATTTCTTCAAATATATTTCTAATATCAAGAGTATTGCCACCTTTTGTAACAATTGCCAGTTCTTTTATTACATATTGTGTTGATTCTTTAAGCATTTACAACTCTCAAAAATTCTTGTTCAACAGCATCAACAAATTCTTTTTTTAGTAATTTAATTGTTCTTTTACTTTCATTCAAATCATTCTCATAATCATAATAAGTTTTTGTTTCTTTTGTTGTAATAATAGATATTGTTTTATTGTCTGCTGTTGTTACATTTACAGTACCAACGGTAACATTATTAGTATATGTATTAGCATCAACTTCTATTTTTTCTTGTATAATTTCTCCAAGACCATCCGATGATTGTCTTGTTATTACTTTATAATATGAATGGATATTGTTCGTATTTTGTGCCCAAGTTAGTCCCGCAAATGTATTAGAATTATTTGCATATTCGGGTGCAGAATATTTCTTATCAATATAGTTATTTAAATTATTTGAATTTAAAGGCCAATCATATTGTGTGTCAAAAATTTGATTGAACATTAGAACTATCCAATGTCGTTCAGGATTACCATAATATTTAAAAGCTATTATTTCTGGCGTATCAGATTCTTGAATATTATATTCATAATATACAGAAGTATTTTCTTTTAATTTATTCTCAAATGCATAACGTGCAATAATATTTGTTACGTTATCTGTTATTATTGAATTATTAGCCGAACTATAATTTGTTTTTGGAAAGTAATTGAAATATCTAGACATTTTTTTATTTTATCCTGATGGCAATTCATCATTATAATAAACAGCGTCTTGCGAAGTTCTTGCTTGTTCTTGAGTAATACTTTGTCCACTATCAAAATCAGATTTTGTGAGATAAGTAATTTCTTTAAATTGTAGGGTCATTTGAATAGCAACAGGCATACCAGTGCCACCTAAAGAAGGTAAATTTTGTCCGTAAGACTCATACGCACTGAAACCGTTAGGAGCATAATTCAAATTTATGCTCTCTAAAACGACAGTTCCTATTGGAGGTATATTTGGATTTTGTTGTCCATTGTAATAAAATCTTATTTCAAATTCAGAAGGAGGAACTAAAAATGCATATTGATTTGCACCTCCCGGTGAACTAATTTCGGGTGCTTGATGAAATCTCAATCTCTCAATAATTTTTTGAACACCTTTAGCTTCACTTTCATCTCTTGGATAGAACATAAAATCAAATTGAAAAGTTCTAAAATTTGGATTACGATAAATTAATTCAAGCATAGGATTTTCAACTATTCCAAGACCAGCATAAATTGCTGCTGGAGTTATTCCTCCACCAATAGCATTTTCAGCTAAAGTTATTCCTGCGCTTTTAAACATTGAGGACAAAAATGTTGAAACTTTTTTACCTTTTTCAGCATCAGCGAGCGATATACCTGCGGCAACACCTTTACCAATTAATGTATCGGTCAAAGAAACATCGGCATAAGTTTGATTGTATGCATATAAAAGGGTATCTGGCATATACAAAGCTATTGAATCAGTAGTCATTTTAGTTTTTCTTATAAAACTTGAGCCTGATATATTCTTTACATTTTGTGTAGATTGAGCGGGTATACCGCCGGTACCCATAACATCACTTAAAGTAGACCCTGTAGTTTTAGCTAAAATATCACCAGACGGTGCGTTAATCCCAGCAGAAGATGTTGCGTAACTACTTTTTTCTTGCACCCTTGCATAAATTACCATATAGTGACCTTTATCATAACTACTACCCAAATCGTTTGGATATCGATAAAGATTATTTTGAAACGGTGATGATACTAAAGATGATAGAGGACCACGTGCATCTTTATTTTGAAAAGTTATATCGGAAAGACTAAAAAGAGGCATTTTTGTTCCAAATGAGATTGACTAAGTAGTATTTATGTCTTATAAAGGATGGTTTGTACCGAAAAATCCCAGTAAATACAAAGGAAATGTAAAAGAAATCGTTTATCGCTCAAGCTGGGAACTGAGAGTGATGAAGTGGTTGGATGAAAATTCCAATGTAATCTGGTGGTCATCAGAAGAATTGATTATCCGCTATAAGTCTCCTATTGACCAAAGAACGCATAGATATTTTCCCGATTTTGTCGCAAGAGTCAAAACAAAAGAAGGAACTGAAAAAACATTGGTTCTTGAGATAAAACCATATAAACAAACACAGATGCCCACTCAAAAACGCAAAACAAGACGCTATCTGGAAGAAGCAAAAACATATATTGTCAATCAAGAAAAGTGGAAAGCAGCAGATTTGTTTTGCCAAGAACACGGCTGGCAGTTCAAAATTCTTACGGAAAGAGAGTTGGGAATATAAGATAAATAGTGAATGGCAAAAAAACTAATAGACAGAATCAAAGATTCTCTAGCAAAAGAAGGATTCAATCCTAGAACCAATGCTTCTAGACAATGGCTCCGGGCAAAAGTTAAGGAATTGAAACCAACACCATCAACACTGATGCGTGACCGTGAAAGACTAAAATCTAGGTCATTTATCGGTAGAATGTATTTTTACTATTACGACCCAAAAACAAAAGACAGACTACCCTATTATGATACTTTTCCACTGGTAATACCTATTGAAAGATATCCAGATGGCTTTTTAGGTTTGAATTTACATTACATACATATAAAAAACAGAATAGTTTTATTAGACAAACTAAGCGATACTTTGACTGATGATAGATATGATGAAAAGACAAGACTTCGTATCAGTTATCCACATCTCCAAGCATCTTCCAGAATATTTGAAGCAACACCATGCATCAAAAGATATCTATTCAGTCATATAGAATCAAGATTTTTGGAAATTTCAGCAGATGAATGGGATATTGCTGTAATGTTACCCGTTGAACAGTTTGTCGGTGCGTCAACAAGCAAAGTATTCTACGATTCAAGGAAAAAATTCTAATGGCTTTTTCACCAAATTTATTTCTGGCAAATGTTCGCGGTAAAGACGGACTTGCAAAACCATGTCGCTTTGAAGTTATTTTACCAATACCAAATATAATTAATGCAGGTTCAACAAATAGTATAATTGAAAAAATATTGAATTTTCCAAACTCTGTTTTTAATGATGTAACAGATGCTATTGCTTCTGCTACTGGCGCATCAACTGAAGGACAAAAAAGTAGTTCTGCTTCTTCAACATCACCATCAATTGCCAGATATCTTTCATTGCAATGCGAAAGTGCCGAATTACCTGGTAAAACTTTGATGACTGCTGATGTTAAAATATATGGTCCAACTTTTAAAGTACCGTATCAAACTCAATATGCAGAAACAACTTTAACATTTCTATGCACAAATGATTTTTATGAAAGAAAGTTGTTTGATAGGTGGATGGAAACAATACAACCATTAGATACAAATAATATGAGATTTCCAAAAAGTCAAACATCTGGTTATTTAACAAACATCAAAGTTATTCAATACGACGATTTTATAAAACAAATATATGCGGTAGAAATGATGGATGCTTTTCCTGTTGGTGTTGCTGCACAACCATTAAATTGGGGAGAAGAAGGATTTCATAGATTAAGTGTTCAATTTGCTTATCAAAAATATAGAACAATATATGATGGCAATTATGATTTGGCAGCGGCAGCAACAGAACTATTAGGAACAGGCGTGTCAAGATTATTGCCTATAGGTTCAGCACTAACATTATAATTTAAAATGAGGATATTATGTTACCAAAACTAGAAGTACCAACTTATGATTTTAAAATGATTTCAAATGGAAAAACAATAAAATTTCGTCCATTTTTAGTAAAAGAACAGAAATTATTGTTGATGGCAAATCAGTCTGAAGATATGAAAGAAACTTTAAATTCAATTAAGCAAATTGTAAAAAATTGTGTAATTGATGATATTGATGTTGATGAAATACCAACATTTGATTTAGAATATCTTTTTCTAAATCTCAGAGCAAGGTCAGTAAATGATGTTGTAAATTTAAGTTATAAATGTAATAATATAATTACAAAAGAAAATGGTGAAGATACACCTTGTAATTCAATTGAAAAATTTGATATTAACTTACTGGATATAAAACCTATTTTAAATCCTGAACATAATAAAAAAATTGAATTGAATTCAAAACTTGGAATAATGATGAAGTATCCAACTTTTGAGACATTAACAAATTTACAAAATAAATCTGATACAGATAATCTTATAGAATTATTGATAGAATGTATTGATTATATCTATGATGAAAATCAAATTTACAAATCAAAAGATTCTTCAAAAGAAGAATTAATTGAATTTATTGATAATCTTCAGCAAAAAGATATGGAAAAAGTTCAAAGATTTTTTGATACTGTTCCAAAATTAACTCATGAAATTACATTTAAATGTAAGAAATGTAATTATGAAGAAAAAATACCAATTGAAGGACTACAAAATTTTTTCTTATAACTCTTTCTCATGATAATTTAGGTAACTATTATCGGACAAACTTTTCACTCATGCAATTTCATAAGTATAGTTTGACTGAATTGGAAAATATGATACCTTGGGAAAGAGCGATTTATATTGATATGTTAATGAAATATTTAGAAGAAGAAGCAGAAAAACTTAAACAAGCTAAAAAGAGATAAAAATGGCATCAATAGCAGATATCTATAAACAAGAAAAACTAGCAGGAAAAGGTTTAGGATCAGCTTTAGGTAAAAAGGCTTTAGAGAAGATTGATCCTAGAAGAATACTTGACCAGTCTGGACTTCTTGTAACGATGTTTCCTGCATTGAAGGCATATAGTGCCCTTTCAAGAAAACAAAGAAAAGAAAAAGACGATTCTTCTAATTTAGATAATAAAATTATTTCATCAATAGCAGCAACGTCAGCTTTGACTGCAAAAAATACTATGGTTCTTCCTGCTATGGCAAGAGATATGAATTTAATGAGATCAAATATACAAAAACTTGTTAAACTATCTGGTGGAACAGCAACAACAAAAGCAGACATGTTTTTCAAAAGAGCAGGTGAAAGAGAAACTCTATATGAAAGTGCATACAAAAAAATTGCAGGTGTTAGCGGTGGTAAATTTTCTTTAGGTAGAAGGGATGGCCAAACTAAAAGTTCTGCTCTTTTTGTTGAAATGGGTGATAACACTGGCAAAGATTGGAAAGATACCATTCTAGAGGCTTTAGGATTGAAATCTTTATTTCCTGGTGGTAAAGGTGGTAAAGGTGGTAAAGGTAAACCAGTTAAAGGTAGAGGTAAATTTGGTTTGTTAGGAGGCGCCGCTGCTGCTTTAGGTGGGGCATATTTGGGTGAAAAATATTTAGAGGGTGGTAATAGTGGATACGAGGGAATAGCTGAAGGTGCTGCTGCCGCTTTAGGTGTTTATGGAGCAAAACAATTAATACAGCCAAAATTAGATGCAAGAGTTCAAGAAAAAATTGGACCAAAACAACCAACAGGATTCAATGAAAAAACGGGTAGATATACTGGTGAATCTGGTAAAATGACAAGTGCTAAAAATGCAAAACTTGAAAAGGCTTTAGAAGGTCTCAGAAAATATTATTTAAAAATTGAGAAAGTTCCTGGTCTTCGCGGATATGTTTTGAAAAAAATTATTGCTAAATTTTCAATACCTGCCTCTATTAGATTAAGTAGTTTTTTAGCAGGTCTTGCAGCAGCGCCATTCACAGCAGGTCTTTCAGCAACTATAAGTTTGGTATCTTGGGGATTAACCGCAGCACTTTTAATTGAAATATATGAATGGTGGACAGAAAATGAAGATAACTTAATAAAATCTTTTGAAATGGAGAAAAAAGCTGAAGAAGCTGGTTCTCCAACACCTGCTGATGAAATGGATATGTTAAGAACTGAAGCTGCTGAAAGACCAACACCCGTAACAGAACCAATGGGACCACCAGCACCACCAGCAGAACCAATGGGACCACCAGCACCACCAGTAGAACCAATGGGTCCACCGGCGCCAGAATCAACAGAACCAACGCCACATGAAGTTCCAGCTGGAACTATTGTTGCTCCTGCCGCGCCGATGTATAAACCTGAAGTAAGTGAAGGAAGTTATAAACGTAGAACTCCTATGCCAGTTCCTACATCTCCGCCAGAGGCGCCTAAGACAAGCCCTGGTCGCATTGCAGGTTCTGAGGTTCAAAATAAAATTACAAGTTTATTAGATGTTATATCAACAGCGGAATCCGCAACAGTGGGTAATTACAATGCCATGAATCAAGGAACCGTAATAAAGAATGGAAAAAGACAACCTGCAGGTAAATCAGGAGATTCAAAAACAATTATAGGAATGAATTTAACCGATATGACTATCGGACAAATTTTAAATAGGGCTGCGGGGAATAATGACAGTGAAGAAAAAAGAATAAAAGAAGGAAAAATATTTGCTGCCGGTCGTTATCAAATAATACCAAAAACTCTGAAAGGTTTAGTTGACGCGGGTGTTGTAAAACTCGGAGATAAATTTGATGAAAAGACACAAGACAAATTGGCAACAGCTTTATTAAATGAAGCGGGTCTTAAACGATGGCTTTCAGGAGATATGACTTCGGATCAATTTCAAAATAATATGGCTAAAATATGGGCAGGTTTACCAACTACATCTGGCAAAAGTTTTTATGATGAGAAAGGTGTTAATAAGTCAAATACAAAAGCTGGACAAATGTTACAAGAAATATTAAACACACCTACGGCTGGCCAAAATCTTCAAAACACATCAACAATAGTAAATGATGCAAAGATGGCTGCAATGCAACCCGCTACTCCAATAGCACAAACAGCACAAGCTACACCACCGAAAAAACAATCAAATCCAACAGCCGCGGGTTCTACTCAAACAGCAGATGCATATAATTATGATATATTCCAATCAATGGTTGGTTCACAATATTCAGCAGCATAAATGAAAAACCCCGCTTTCGGCGGGGCTAAAAGATTTCAATTATCTTTTTTTATTCTGACTTAGCGAGTGATTTGAAATAATCAAGTTCGCCATCCTCATCAGAAGATAAATCAACATTTGAAGATGTTTTTGTAACTTCATCAATCAAATCTTCTGCTTTGGATTTAGGTGCGATACCTTCAAAACCAAGTGCTTTATCAAGACGCGCACGAAGTTGGTCATAAGATTTGAAATTGCTTGCATCAGAAAACTCTTTCAACGAATATTCTGATTTCCAAATCTTTTCCAATTCAGCATCGTCAGATTTCAATGCACCAGGATTATCAAATTCGCTTTTATCATAATTGCGATAACTTTCAACATTGCGAATCTTCAATTTGAAATTTGCACCATTCCACATATCAAATGGATTGATTGGTGTTTCATCAGCAAACTCAGGATTTGTTGCTTCGGTAAGTTTATCAAAGATTTTTTTACCGAACTTGAACAATTTTACTTGTCCTTCGTTTTCTCTATTTGCTGGATCAGAAACAACATAGATATTCGCAATATAATTCAACTTGCGTTTTTGTTTACGAACGATATCTTTATTTGCTTCAATACCAGAATTCCATAGTGTAGAATTGTGTTCACAGACTGGACATTTTGCACCATTCATTGTGGTCAAACAATTATCAATCAACCAACCACCAGGACCTTGAAAGCCATGTGAGAAAACACGTGCCCAAGGAAGTGCATCATCACCATCTTCTGCTGCTGCTGGAAGAAAGCGAATAATTGCCATTCCATTGCCTGCTTTATCTACTGTGGGTTGCCAAAACCGAGTATCTTCTTTTGAACCACCTTCTGATTGCTTTGACGATTCAATTGCTTTGGCTAGTTTTTCAAGGGAACTTGCATTGCGTTTGAGATTTGCGAAACTGCTCATAGTATTTCCTTTCGTATTAACGGTTTATTAACGGTATATAAATTTCTTATCCACAACATCATTATATCAGAGTATTTAGTCACTTTCAAGATACGATATCAGAATTTGTAGAGTATTGCCGATATCTTTATGATGTATTCCTATTCCACCTGCTTGATTGAAATTGTCAATGATTGAGTAAGTATCATCAATCAATATAACTTCAGGAATAGCATACATTGTTTTATATTTCTTACCAGGAACAATATTTGCACGATAATTGATATAGTGATCCTTCAACCATTGTTCTTTTTGGTCACGAACTTCATCATGTAATTGATGACCACCCGATGAGGAAAGAATTTCAATCTTTACCGGATACTGTTCAATCGTATCAAGTAATATTCTTGCACCCGGCATCCATTCTAATGTAAGAAATTGTTTTCTCGCAATAAAATCTGGCCAATTCGTTGTAAAATTTTTCTTTGGACGGTCGTTTTCAGAATCTTCGCCATACAATTCTTTATACCGTTTATCAAAATTACACAACACACCATCCATGTCCAAATACACTTTTTTAACTTTCATTTATAATATCCTTCAGTATTTTTTTATATTTTTCAATATCAATTTCCATAAACGGAGTATATTTTTCAATCTTTCTTTTGAATGTGGGCCAAAAAACTGTATCGTTTATTTTTTTGTTCCACATAGGAAAGAAATTCAATATCTTATTCAATACACACAAAGTCTCAAACGAAATATCTTTCTGTAATGCTTTCTTCAATAATTCTGGATACTGACCATCAACAACTTCAAGATATTTGTTTGGGTCTATTGAATTACCAAAAAGATTCTTACAATCATTTTTGAATGTATATGTCAAAGATTCATTTATCTTCTGGTGTAATTGATGATTGGTTTCTGCTTTTTCTTCCAACAAAGCACCCGACCAAACATCACCTTCTTCAATAAAATTATGTGCGATAAAATTCGTCATATCTTTTTTATTGACAAATTTTCTTGATAATTTATAGAAGAACCACTTATCTTTCCGATTCTCAAATGAAGTTACACTTATCTTAGATTTACCATTATATTTGAAGTAATCAAAATTTTCTGTCGTAAAATGTAACTTCAATGCTTGATATATTCCAAACGCTTCATAACCAGTTATCATATAGGCAACCGAGAAGATTTTCCTTTTAGTAAATTGAAGTCCATAGCAACACATCTAATCTTTGATTTTAGATTAGGATTTATAAGTGTTGCTGCGACTTCTATCTCAAGACCAGTAGTTTCACAATGATGAACGATTGCTTCAATATAATTATAATCTGTTTTTGTAACTATATCTTCAATCGCTTCTGCAAATTTGGCCATTTCATCTTTAGTTGGCATTATCTGTAACATCATTGAGAGATTTAGGTCCATTCAAAATTTCATCAGCAGAAAGATTAGATGTAGGATATGGTTCTTCAATATGATTCATTTCTAAAATACAATCTTGCACTTGAAAAGAACATCCTGCGAGAAAATCTTTGAAATTTTCAAGAATACCTGACAAATCATCGCGTTCAAATTCATGAGTAATTTTGATACCACCAGAATATTCAATATCAGCCAAATCTTCACAAATAAAAGTAAATTTCATTATTTTACCACCGTCTGATAAAGAGTTTCAAATTGGTCTTGAACGGCAACTTCTTCATCAAAGTTTTGCTTATGATAAACTTTGACCATGCGATTTACAAGACGTTTAGGTACTTCTAATTCTTCACTGATTTCTGCGACTGCTTCACGAACAAAATCTTTTTCCGATTTAGCACGTGTCATACTATCAGAACAGTCTTTGATAACTTTTAGTAGTTTTTGCCTATCTTCTGGATTAGACAAAATATTCACATCCAATTGTTTGATTGTCATAACGAAAAACTCCTTTTATTTTTTAGACAAAGTAACTGCGGGATTACTGGTTGAAGTATGTGTAATAGCAAAAGCAACACAAATCGTATCGTCAATTTTGGCATAAGAACAACGAACTGTCATTGGGTCAATACCTTTTTCAATAGCATTTTGAATATTGTTTGCCATCAATTCACGGTCACGAATATTATAATAGCAATAACCTATGATTGCGGATATCAATACCAACATTGAACAAATAACAATAGTTACATCAAGTTTGAGTAGTGATTTGCTTTCTTGTGTGTTAGTTTCTTCCATTTTTATACCTTTTTGTTGTAAAAAATATGTCTACCTATTTGTGTTAGCCTTATCATATTTGGCCAACGAGGATTTACATAATCAGCATGATAATACAAAGCACCTCTTGATGGGTCACTCATTTTATCAGAGTTTACATAAACATACGTTGCCAAATTTCTAATATCATTATACAACAGATTGCTACTATTTGTCAATGACTTATTAGTAGAAATTGCATGTGGTTTATCTTCGCACCACCAAGAAAATTGGCAAACATTATTGATTTTCTGTTTTACAACTTCACAAATCGTATTAGCAAATTGTCCACTATTTACTCTGTTCAATGTTACAAATGCTACAGCAATTTTACCTGAGTTAGGTTCATATGCTGATTCAAAATAAATATTTTCTGCTAAACATTCTACTTCTTTTTGTGCGTCACCTGCCAAATTATTGAATACGACTTTATATGGCAAATAATAAGATTTTGATTCTGCCATCATAAAACTAAAACTCAGTATTGTCGCTATAAAAAATATAGTTACAAAAATGCTCTTACGCATTATTTCTCCTTTTTGTTGAAGGAGAGAACCCGAAAGTTCTCTCCGATTACATCAAGCAGACTTCTTGCTTTTTACTTCTGGTGTAGTACCAATATTTGAAACAAACACATTTAGTGCTTGTGCTTTTGTTATTATTTCTGTTTCTGAAGGATAAGGTGGCAAAGCGGGATGGTCAGGTATCGCATTTCCATTGATTTTGGATGCTTCAACCTTTATTTGCCATTCAGTCACAATTTTTTCACGTTGGGTTTGATATTCTTGTTCCAACATGTCTTTCGCCATTTTTAGAAGGTCAAGGCGAATTTCAAAGGGTGTCATATTACTCATTTGTTTCTCCTGTGTGTGTGTTGATAAATGTCGGCTTATTGTGTATTGCCGACACTTCTATTTAGTCAATCCCAAAGCGCACAATAATATTTACCAAAAAGTCGTAGACCATTATCAATACGCTTTTGATGTTTTCGCATACCTTTCATGTCAATTTGAAAAGTATCTTTAGGACCTTTTTTCATTTCATAGAATTTTGGTTTACCTTTTTCGTTCAATTCACCTTTAGGTTCCCAAACAATATCATGTTCACCAGAATAATATTGTGATTCCCAATCAGTATCAGGATGCAATTGTTCAAAAGTCCAAATCATTTCATCAAGAATATAATCCCAACGCTTGAAATGATTGCCATCAGTATCGTAGTCGTGTTCTTTCTTAGGTGCTGATGTGCTACGCAATTCAACAGGCGCATCTTTATCATCTGTATTAGGCGCACCGTGTTTTGTGTCTTTCAATTGCTTCAACATAGGTAAAATAATCATCGCTAATGTTGAATTCATATTCCAAGTATCGTAATTGTCAATATGAATCTTTACTTTACGATTGCGCTTTTTTTCAAGCCAATTACAGAATTTAGTTAGTCTAGAATCTTTTCCATTTTTATCTTCAGACAACCACTTACCGAAATTGTGAACAACATCGGCGGTGCGAGGAAAACCAGATTCATCTCTTTGTTTAGGAATAAAGAATAAAATCTTTTCCGCAATTTGATACGGACCGAGCCATTCTTTGTAAGGACCAATATGTATTTTCATAATATAATATTTATAAAAAGGATGGTGGGTTTAAGGATAACCCACCGAAACCATATACTTATTTCTTAGCTTCTTCTTTTTTAGCTTCTTTCTTAGCTTCTGCTTTAGGTGCTTCTTTCTTTGCTTCATCTTTCTTAGGTGCATCAGCAGCAAAAACGGTTGAAGCAAACAACATTGCGAAAAGTGTGGTAACGAATTTCATGTGAATCTCCTTAGTTTGATAAAGTGGTAACTGATTCTGTTACTAGGACAGTTACCGAAACCCTAAGCAGTTTTTAGGCTGCTAATTTATAAACGCTTTCGTTTGCATTTATGAGTTTTGCTTGATTTACGGTCATCGCCTACCGTGCTGTCTGTTCCGCTACTCATTGCCCTGTCGAAACCGAGCATCCCCATCAAAAAGACTCTTAATAATCCAAAACATATAATTTACAAAAACTATTATGCCCCATATATAAACCCAATGCCAATTTTCAAACATAAAAGTCCTTATGGTGGAGATGGAGGGAATCGAACCCTCGTCCAGAACACCTTTTACTTCACTTCATACAGCAATTCTTTACTTAACCCAACATTGAGTGCAATTTTCACACTTTATGTCAAGTGACCTATAAAAATCTATAGGCTTTGGTTCATTTCCTGTTTTACTATCTAAACTTATATAATTACAACACTTATCTTTACAATTTTTACAATCTAAATCGCACCATGCCGGCACATAACAATTTGGACTTTTGCTTGGAAAACTTCTGCAACATTCCGGTCTAGTTTCGTAAATACTACATAATTCGTCTTTTGTTAAATATGGGCATCTCATTTTATGAGCATCCTGTGTGATTCTTTAGCGAATCCGGTATCTTTTGTGTTTTGTGTGATAATCATTCACACTTCAAAAAATGGTGTTATTCCTTTACAGGTAGGATAGGTGATTAGCCTGCTTTCGCAACCATGCTCATAGAATAATTGCTGATATATTTATTCAATCTTTCCAAATAGTCAAACTTCTTCTTTTCAAATACTTGCGGCACTTCTTCTTCAGTTGCTATAAGGACTATTATATCATCAATTTCTTTTCCTGTCAAGTCCAAAAACATTTCCGAATAAGCCGTGCATTGCATAAAGTAGTTCTCTATATAACGCTCGTCTTTGATTTTTGTTGACGATTTATAGTCAATAATTGATAATTTCCCTTTCCATTCAGCAATACAGTCAACGCGACCAGCAATTTTCAATCTATCACTATAAAGGGCTTGTTCTTGGCAATAAATGTTATTCAAATTTTCATCAAGTAATTTTTTTACTTGGCGAAACATCATCTTATCAAAAGGCATCATCATTTGACGCTGCAATTCGCCAAGATTTCCATTTACATAATCTTCACATAACTTGTGAAGTCTTGTTCCTCTTCGTGCTGCACGACCTGAAATTTTATTTGCTTCTTTCTCACCAACAGCATTTCTCCATTCCATAATAGCATCTTTATTATAAGATGATAATATCGTTGTTACAGATGGATACTTTTCTCCACTTGGTGTAATATATCTCCTACCAAATTCAGTAGTAATGGATTCTAAATCAAAATCCAATTCAGGAAGTTTTACAAAATTGAACATTACGAAGTCATTTTAGCGACATGTTTCTTTATGATATCGCGTGTCTTAGTTTCTTTGATTGTTTTAGTTTTATGTTTTTGTGCTAATGGACTTTGTGGATGTGCATCTGAAATCTTAGACAGAACATCTTTGAAACCTGATGGAACTTTTGCGCCACTATTTACACCAGAAACAATATTTACTTCTGTGATAATTTGCTCAATATTTGGATTTTCTTCAATATATTTTTCTTTTGCTGAAATACCCATGAACGATTCAAATTGTTTACCTGTTTCTTTATTACGAAATACATATGTTGGCATTACAAATTCCTTATGTCGGATACCAATCAGGCTTACTACGATTTTTCCAGTTTGCCAGATGTGTCTTATTCATTATATAGTAATTCCTGTATGAAGCGATTGAATTACCTGAAACTTTACATTCATCAGGCATCGCAGGTGTCGGTTCAGTAAAATCTTTATCAGCAAGATTTTTAGGAATGTTATTTTTCAATGCTTGCATCAAACCAGAAGATTCTACTTTGTGAATTTTACCATACCGATAAGTATATTCACCACACAACGATTCAAGCATTTCAGCAAGCCACATATAATTCTTTATAGACTGACGTACCCAAATAGCTGAAGGATGGTTGATATGAGTGGCACGGTAAAACAAATCATTATTACTATCAGAGAGAAGATAGTAAATTCGTTTTCTGCCAGTTGTTGGTTTAACGACAACAGTGGGAGTACCGTCAAGAAACCGATGAGCAGTAGAAAGCAATTGAGCATATTCAAGTATCATTTTCACGGTGTGCTTATCGTTATGATATTCAGCACATTTTCGTGTATCTTTATGTAAGTAAAAAATATTCATT